CAACAATGACATATTCATCAGTGCCAGCACCGAAAGACACAATTTGTCCAACATGTGCAGTTGCACTACCATCAAATTCGATCGCTTTGGTCCAATCAGCGGCATAGCCACCAGCAAAATTAACAGCACCTTGTGTATATGGTTGCAATGCCACACCACTGGCCACAGCTTCACGCAATGGACGTTCTAATGTAATGGTATATGGACCGACACCAGCAACAGCATTTACTTGCAAAGGCGTTGCGTCACCCACAATTGTGAAATACTGATTATCTGACAAACTAGCGGTACTACTAATAGTAGTTGCACCAGCAGTAGCCGCAGCAGCCGTCGTAGTCGCAGTATCAAGAGTACCATTGACAGTACCAGGTAAATTCAATGACATATATGTTGTCATGCCAAATAAATTACCCATCAAAGCACGTCGCAAAGCTGTATCCGTACCAGCTTGTTCAGCACTTACGAATAAACCAGTTTGCAGAATACTCGCTTTGCCGCCAGAAGTCAAAACAAGATTACGTCCGACATCCGAAATTTTTTGCTCATTAGCTTTCTTCTCGGTATCAATCAAGAAATCTTGTGAAGTTGTCTTGGACAACAATCCCAAGCCACCAGTAGTGTTTGCAAGAAATTGTGAAGCCTGACCAGCAATCTTACGATCAACAGTCCGACCCAAGGCCAATGCAGCAGGAACAAGATATTCAGGAACTAGATCAGCGAACGAATATGTCTCCTCAAGATCAAAAATCTTGAATGATACATCCGCAACCTGATCTAGTTTCACAGCGACGTTTGCCGCAGTTGCATCTTGATACGTTACAGTATCACCCTGTGCATACATGTTTGACGAAAATTCAGCAGGTTTTCGTGTATTAACTGTATCACCGAAACTTGCAACTTCACTATTGAAATCACGATGAACAAGATTACCAAAAACCATGCTTTCTTCCAGAATTGCAATTGATTCACGCGCCCACAATGTGGGGTTCCAAGGCGTTAGATCGTTTGCATATACCGGAGTCCACATACCGATATAAGAACTAAGCATCAAATTGTCTCCTTAATTTTTTGTCTATATTTATCATATGCTTCTTGTGATTCCAAAACAGAATCAGTAAGAGGCCCATCACCTGTCGTGTTGTTAAGTCCCAACCCGCCAGTCAGTCCCGACTCAAACAGATTACCATAATCGTCGGTCATTTTCTTCATTTCAGCAACCGCTTCTGGAACCGTTAGGTCCATTTCCATCGGTTTACCTTCTGAATCCCGGCCCATAAACTTTACCCGTGGTTCAAACTCGCCGGTTCCTTGTTCGTCCACAGTCTTTTCGACAAGACGTGTGCTGCCTTCGAGGAGCGTAACAACTTGTGACGGTCGATGCGCTTTCTCATGTGATGCAGCATCAAGCAACGCCCGTTGAACAGTTGAATGTTCAAACCGTTGTTTCCACGTCTTTAATTGATCCTGTAATGAAGTTAATTCTTCTGCATGTTTTGCCTCGTTCTCTTTTTTCTCTTTGATTGCAAGTTCTTCTTTAGATAAACTCGCATTTTCAAGACTCTTGATCCGTTCTTTCAATTTGTCACGATCAGAAGTCGTCAACTCCTTGACCTCTTGGAGTTTCTGTAATTGTGCAATAGTTTCCGCATGTTCAGCCTTATGTTTAGCAAGACGCCTTTCGATGAGTTTATCAACATATTTTTGTTGACCTTCAGTAAATTTATCATCAGGTGGAGTAGGTTCAGGTGTGGGAGTAGGTTCAGGTGTGGGAGTAGGTTCAGGTGTGGAAGTAGTTACATCACCATCCGCATATACAGGATTCCAAAAATAAGACATCAGTTGATCCTTTGCACGTTAATTGAACTTGTATTGACCAGGTGGGGTCGTAAATAAGACCAAGCAATCGCACTTGGAATGTTATGTATCATATGTATCGGAACATTTTCAACATCTTTTCCAACTTTCACAGAACCGATATTTGATACAATTGTATTTATATTTTCACTCTCGAACTCTGGATCACGACCATCTAATAAGCTATATGCAATCTCGCAACACGCATATTGAATTGTTGTTTCTACTGTTGTGTTTCCATTTCTTGGAAATTCATTTTCTTGTGTTGATACGGTTTTTGTTCCATGAAAATTTAATCTATCAATTAAACGTGTAGCTGTTTTCAAAGCACGGTCACGTTGATCTGTAGTTGCAGTAACCCAAACAGAATCGTCGACACGATCATTAAAATATATCGTTGCAGTTGCAATATCAACATACGCCGTTGTCATGATTTACCTTTTCCACGTCCTGGTTTACCTTTTTTCTCAATAATTGATGTGGGTTGATCAATTTGTGTATCCTGAATACCCCGTGCACTGCCACCAATACCACCTTGAGCCTCATTGATGCGTTTTAGCCGGTCTGCATGTTCTTGTTTAGCTTTTTCAACTTCACCTTGAGGATAACCACGTACACGAGAAGCTGTTTCAGTTGTTACAAGACCTGCTTCAAGATCATTTATAATAGTTTGAGGGTCAGAAGTTACAGAATCAGCATTATCAATTTCTTTACGCATTGATTCTATTGTATCAACTTCTGTTTGCCCACCCATCAATATAGTAACAATTTTCTTTAACATTTCACGCTTGAATGTTGAACTTGGGATACTATGCAATAAATTACTTAATTCTTTCGCTTCATTACGTCGTTCAACATCAGTTCTTAGATCAAAATGTCTAGGATAAGAAATAACGGGTACAGCCTTGAAATTATTTTCATAATTATTCCAAAAAGTAGCAAGTTTCCGTTCACCTTCCTCCAAGACAAGTGCAATTAGGCTTAAACCGCTTTCTAAACCTTGGTTATCAAACTGTTTACTTTCAACAGAAATTGATTTATTGCCTAAACTAGCAGTTGCTAAATGTACTAACAACCTAATATCACGTTTTATGTTATTTTCTTTATCCATAGCCACTTTCAGTGGCTCAGAGGATGGTGAAATGAAACCTGGACGGTCCATTCCCTTAAAATAACGTCGCCCTTGCTTTGTTCCAAGTTTTACTGTTTCTGTTTCATTACCAGGTGTCGGTGAAGGTTCCATTTCACCAGTGATTGTATTCAACACATCCTGTTCAGGTGGCTTAAAATTCGGTAATGTTGAAATATAACTAGATTGTTCTGTATATACTGGAAAATTAGCTTTTCTTGCATATTCAATATCTGTAGATTCAAGATTCAAAAGTGCTATTTGATAATCAGCAACATTTTTCATCAAACTGTGCTGGATTTCAAACAAAACAAACGGTATTTTTGGTAAATTAAGAACAGTTTTTCGTAAAATCTCACCAGAACTATTCATAAATGTTACAAGAATACCGTCTGGTGTCCATTCTAACAAACGAAATTGATCCGATTTCCCAGAAATTAAACCGAAATCAGAGTCTTTGACATAATAATTATCATGTAGAAGTAATTTTACAAACTCTTGACCAGAACCAGGCTCACCATAAGTCCAAGATTTGATATCTTCAGCGCGATAAATATAAAAATATGGGTGTATATCTTTTTGTTTATTCAGCGTCGTCGGGACATTGGTTGGCATATCAACAAACACACCAACTTTACGCATAACAAGCAATTCAGGTAAAACACCACAGCCAATAAAACTATCAATTGACGAACCAGTATAATTGACGCCTTGAAGATTGCCCAAAATTGCATTTTTGTAGGTTTCTGAATCATTTATGCGTACAACATCTGGCAAACGTGAAAAAATTGAATTTTTGATTTCATCAATTGCTGCACCAGCGAAACAAGGACAATATGTAATATCCTTACGGTCATTAAAATCAGAAATATCTTCACGTAAACTATATTTTTTTAAGTATTTACGTATAAACGCACGACCACCATCATAGGCTAAACGAAACTTTTCCCAATCATCTGATTCAGCAGTAAATGTTGGATGTTCAATTGTGATCAAAATACCTTCTCCAACGTTGTAGGCTGCATATTTTCGATAGCAACAACCAATGCAATCTCAGAATAAACTCTTGCTAATGCAAAATGGTCCGTTCCACTACCACTTAACCAACGACCAACGGGATTACCTAAACGATCACGTTCATAAGCCCTTACTGGAACTTGTAATTGTTTTTGATAAGCTATTGATACATTGCGCGGTAAACAAATTTTTCCAGAGAAAAAACGACCTAATGCACAATCGAACCATGATGTTCGATTAACTGTAACTAATTGTTCATCTTCTGAACTAAACGACATACGCCTACCGTTGATACTTGAACCAAACATACAAGCATATACAAGACCTGGAAATTTTGCAGAAATTTGGTAAACAACATATGTTTCAGGGTGTCTATCAATTATACATCCTCGTACTTGATACCTACGCAACAATTTTGGTATTTCTGTTGCACCATCATGCAAATCAATCTCACCTTCTTCCATCAACCGACACTTAAACATATCATTTACATCTAATGTTGCATTATTTTCAGAAATCGTATGCCATTCATCAATCTCATAATGCCATTTCGCACCAACGTCAATACCCATTGTGATGACAGGTGATGTAAATGGGTCACCCTTCGCATGTGTCCCTTTACAATCCTCAATATTCTCTCGTGTTACACGTGCATCACCAACAATATGTGTTGTCCCTAGTTTTGAATTAAAAAATTCTTGTTCTTCCGTTGGATCATATAAACTTTTCAAATATGATTCAGCCAATTCCCACGCTTGAACAGTTGGCGAATACATCTGATTTACATTAAAACCTCTATTATCTCTATCTGGATGTTCTGCAATATATCTTCCAGTTGATAACCAATCTGATTTGGTCTCATGATCCAAAACACCATGACAATTGGTGCAAAAATAATAAGAATCTTTCAATGTTTTATCAGTAATATCTTCCGCTGTAATTTTTATGTTATCAGGAAAAAGCAATTGCATTGACTTGCCACAGTGCGGACAATCAAAGAAGAATTTTTCCATTGTTGATGCAAGATAGTATTTATTGATACCTTCTTTTGGAACAGTAGGTGTTGAAATCATCATACATTGTTTTATTGTTTGTCCACTGAACCGTTCTAACACCAGAGGTATATTTTCCTCTGGCATCTCATTAACTTCATCCAAAACAATAAAACCAGTAGGTACTGATTTCAAACGACTACGACTTTTGCCACCACGAACAAATAATGTTGAATTTCCTGCACGTTTCAAGCCTACATTGTTTACATCAGAGAACATTGCACGTAAATGTTCAGATTCTTCAAGTGCCGGATCGAAACGACTTGAAGAGAAATCTGATGCATCATTCTCAGATGGCAAAATATATAAACAATCTACTTTCTCAATATCGATTTTATAAAATGTTTTGTTTAATGCTGCTTCTGTATAACCGATTTGTGCTGCTTTTTGTCCAATTACTAACCGTGATTCAGCATTTTGTAATTATATTAACCAAGGATATCGTTCATGACGCCAAGTTTGTCCTTTCATTATCCTATATTCTGCCGCCCACCGTGAACAATCCTGGATAGATTGGCGCTT